TATCAAGCTAAAAATTTAAAATATTATGTTTTATAAATACGAAGAAGAATTTAACGAATGGCAATCAGGAAATAAAATATCATTTCCTGATGGAACCACATTATCAATAGATAATAAGATTGAACATAAAGGTTGGTTTTGGAGCGATGAACCACCTACGGAATACACAGAATGGTTACAATTACAAGAAGAAAATATATAAGCTATGAGTGCTACACCAAATATTAATCTTTTAAAGATAAAAGGAAATAAATTAGATGCAACTTCAGAACCATCTGCTACTGATGACAGTTCTAATGGATATCAAGTAGGTTCTACATGGATAGACGTTACAAACAATATTGCATACACTTGTGTTGATTCTACAACAAACGCAGCTTTATGGAACAAATCAGGCTTTGCTCAAACTCTTAATAAAACACTTACTCTACAAAAACCAGAAGTTGGTGATGATATTACAGTATTTAGAACAGATGTTGCTATTACAGTTCAAGAGGTTATTGCTGTTAGCACAGGAACAGGAACACCAACCACAACATATAATTTAAGATATAGTACAGATAGAAGTGTAATAGGAACTGCTTTAGTTTCAGCTGCAACTACTACAAGTACAACGTCTGGAAATACTGCAACAATCGCTAATACTACTATACCTGCTGATTCGTTTATATGGTTAGAAGTTAGTGCTATTGGTGGTACTGATGTTTATTTAACTATTGATATAAGATACACAGAGTAATGTACATAATAACATCAAAAATAGAAGTAGTAAATGGCGAAATAATTCGCTTTCCAATAGCATTTGAAAATACAAGCGCTAATATGATTTCTTTTGACTCTTGGGTTTCTTGGGATGAATGGGTAGAATATAACTTATCTGAAGATAAAGTTTTACCTGAACATTCAACAAATCCTATTTGTTTTGAAGGATGGTTTACAGTAAAAGATATAGAAAGAGTAAATGAAATGAATATTGAAATAAAAGAAACCATATAAAATGGCAGTATCGAACGGAAATAGAGGAGGAGTTACAAGAAATACAGCCGCAACTTCTCCAGCTTGGAGAAGAGCCAAATGGTTGACAAATCAGAATCCTGCTCCACCATCACTTCCTAGTGGAGATTTTTTATTAGTACATATTGCTATTCCACAAAATAAATCTATTCAGTATGTAAAACATGGAACAGATAATTTAACTAGATTTAATTCGTCTCCTAAATGGATATCTAGTGCTGGTATTAGACATGAGTTTTGGTTTAAAGATAGTAGTGATGCGGCAACTCCTTTATCAGGAGTTCAGAATATAGAAGTTCAATTTAACAGTTCAATTTTTAATGGATTTAGAATTACTGCTATGTGCTTTAGTGGTGCAAGTGGTATAGGTACTCAGTATTATTTTGGAAATAATGGTCGTACTCATACAAGAACCATGTCTGTTTCTGAAGGTTCACAAGTTTATGGTACAGGTACATCTACAGGCGCATTCACTAAAATGGTCATGAATGGAGTTGATAGACTTCCCGCAACTTTACAACCTAATCAAGCTAATATAATTAAAATTATTGTAGGTGCTTTAACTACAAGCGCTGTTTCAGCGGGAACTATAGATGTTACAGCACAAGCTAATGTAGGTGGAGTTACTACTAACGCAGCTATAGAAATATTAGCTAGTGGTGGTGGTGGAAGTACAAGAAGAAGAATACAAATTGTATAAACAATAAATAGATTTGATTTTGCAGTAATAATATAAAAAACTTATTTTTAATAAAACTAAATAAAATGAACTTTATATTACTTGCTGCAAATACTAGTGTTTCTTTTACAGATGTTGATTTACCAATAATGTTTGTTGGAGAATTAATTGTTTTTGTTTGTACACTTGTTGGTTTTTGGTCGACGTTAAAAAATAGAACAGCTATGAATACAAGGTTAAATAAAGAATTAAAAGAAAAGTTAAGTGAACATATAGTTGATTCTAATAAAAGAATAAACGATAATAGGCAAGAATGCAACGATGCTTATACGAAATTAGAAAATAAAATTTGTATAATTGAAAAAGAAGTAAATAACATAACTGTAGGTATAGCAAATATTGAAGGTTATATGAAAGCAATATTAAACAATAAATAGAATAATTAATTTTAAATTTAGAGTCATGGGTTACGGAGGAAGTAAAAAACCAGTAAAAGGATTAGTAGTATTAACTAAGCCAAAAAGTTATGGAGGAACTAAAAATAACACTGTTATTAGATCACAGCCAAAATAATTTATAATGAAAAAATTATTTGTATTAGTTAAGTTGTTTTTTTCTAAAACAGAAGTAGTTGAAAAAACTGTGGATGGAATTGGTAAAATAGCTAAATTAAAAATTGACAAGAAAAAAGTTACTTTATGTGTTATAATTGTATTGGCTTTGTTAACATTGCTTGGTGCTATTAGTGAAGAAACTTTTATAGAATTATTTAAAGACGTTAATTAATTTTAACGTCTTTAATTAGATAGAAAAAGAAAATGACTGAAATAATTGAAGTAAAAGTAGTTAGTAAAAAAGGTGGTTCTAGTGATTACGCTATAAACAAAGACAAAGTAACTTACTTTAGAGGCTATGTCGAAACTAGCTATGAGGTAAAATCACAACCTAAACTTAAAACTGCTGTATATCTAATGGGAAGCACTAAGGCTTTAATATTAGATATAAGCTATGATGAATTTAAGCGCAAGTTCTCTTTAAAAAACGATTCCTTAACTAGACAGCTTTAAAAAAACTATTCTTTTAAGCTCATTGCTGAGTTAGAATTGTCATCATAAGAATAATAAAACTCATGGTTTTTGTGTATCTCACTAATTAACTCATCGAACATTTCTATTTCTACTGATAATTCATTTTCGCTGTTTTGCAATTCTTCTATTTTAAATATAAAATTTTCATAGAAAAACTGCGGATTGCAATTCTGTTTTTTATGTATTTTCTTATAGAAGTTTCTAAGCATATTTACTTTATTAGTAATTTCTTTTTTCTTATTTTTCAACTTCATAATCATATTATTTAATCCGCCAATAACATCACTTAATGTTTGGAAATTAGATTCAGTAATTACGTTTACTATCAATCCTTCAAATACAGATTTAAAGTATTCTATTTTAATCTTTTCAGTTATCTCTGTAGTACTTCCAGTAATATCATAAGTTTGTCTACGTTTAGAGTTAGATAACACGTTATAAGCTTCTTTAATAGCTTTAAATTCTTTCTCTTTACCTTTTACTAAGTCAGGGTGATTGAGTTTAACTAGCCGTTTATAGGCTAGTTTAATCTCTTTATCAGTAGCTTTCTTATCTACTTCTAATAATAAGTATAAGTCATTCATTAGTTTTTATCTTTAATATTTCCAATTATAACTGCTCTTTCATTTAATGGAAAAATCATTCTCTCTCCATGTCCTTCGTACATTTTAAGTCTACACAATCCCATTATTTTATTATAAGAAACTACCCATTTTTTAGGTGATTCTCCTTCGTATGTTATTTCAATAATATCATTTTCAAAAATATTATTACCCTTAGAATCTTTTAGGTTTGTATCAAAACAAATAGTTTTAGGGTCAATAATATAGTAAGCACCTTCTTTAGTAGCTACTTCTTCAAGTTTAAAACCTTCACTTCCTACCCAATTGTATTTTGGAAAACCTACAACCCATGTATTAACTCCAAAAACTTTACTTTTAACTAGTATATCTTTCATAATTAATTTTTAAAAAAAAGTAGCAACAGTTTTACCTGTTGCTACATATAGTTATTCAAAATCAGCCATACTTGATCTAATTGTAAATATTTGACAATTAAATTCTTTCATGTATTTACGACTATAATAAGGTTTGTAATCATTATTAATCTTAAAATCATCACCACGAGTTTCTATGGTAGTGTACCATCTTATTTGATTAAAGATAGCTTCTGCTGAATAATTTTTATGCCCAGCGTTAATTACTTGATTAGTAAAATAACAAAATAACCTAAAAATTTCAGGATTATGTGCATGAAACTCTTCAAACTGCATTCTACTTTTTGCCATATTAATACAATGTTTGACTAATGAATTTTTTACTTACATCTAATTTAGGATTAGATAAATGATACGTTAAGTCTTTTAAACCTTGAGTATATTTTTCTCTACCTCTTTCTAAAAAAGAACTGTCTGCTTTAAATACACCTACATTGTAAGGGTACATAGTTTCTACTACAACAAAGTAATAGTCTTTAACATCTACAATATCGCAGTACAATGCAGCAGCTTGGTCGTAATCGTACATTCTACAGCTTTTAGAAAACTCCATTGCATTAGAACTTGTTGTCTTTAAATCAACTACAAAGTTATCAAACTTTATACCGTCAACTTTACACTTAACTTTAGTACCGTTAAAATCATTAGTATAAATATTCTCTACTAAATCACAAGCTTTAATTAAACTTGTTGCTTCATCTATTTTAGAAAATGATGCAAACATATTATCTAATTTGCTCATTTCATCTTGTGATAAAATAGTCATGCCCTCTGCAGTAGGTAGTATTTCGTTTTCATACCAATCTTTATACTTTTTAGTCATTCTAGGTTTTTTACCACCTATTTCTTCACACATTTCTTCGTCGTCAAAAACAAAATATCTATTACCAAATTCTTCTGGCTCTAATACCATACAATGAAATGCACTACCAATATCAAAAGCCTTTGAAGACTTTTTAAGTTCACCATTTAAGTAACACATATAATTTCTTATACCACCTTTTTGGAACTGTTTTAACATTGAATTAGAGATATACTCTTTTTCATTAAAATACCAACTGTCGTTTTTATCAATTCTTCTTTTTTGATTTGGGTCGGTGTTTTTTAAATGTTCTAAATAATCTTTTGCTTGTTCGCTACTTGTTATCATTTTCTTCTACTTTTGTAATTAAACTATTTACTTCTTTAATCAACGCTTCTGCTTGTTGTTCTATTTTCATTTTTTCAAACTTTAATGCGTTTCCACTCATATATTCCAATTGAATTTCTTTTTTTGGATTTACTCGTGGCTTTTTCTTTTTTGGAAATAGTTTTTCTATACTATCTATATCTACAATTTCCCAATCAATTTGTTGTTTTTTAACAAATTCAATTAATAAATCAGCGTCTAATAAGACATCTCTAATTTCAGAAAGACTAATAGGTATTGTGTCTACGCTATTTTTGTCTTTATAAAACTCTACAATTTCATCAATAAAAGCTTTTGGAATTTCTTCTTTTGCTTTTAATTTATCCACTAATTTGTTTAGTGAATATTTGCTGTACTTAAATTTAGTTACTGCTGTACTAACATATTCATTTGATTGATTGTGTAGGATTACATATCCTCTATCAAAACTATCAATAATTATGTTTTTCTTATTATACCTCAGTAATAAACTGTTCCATCGTTCTAACGTTAAATTTAATTTTTCTAAGTTTTGCACTTTTATCAGTTATTAAAAATCTAGTTGGCACAAAGTACTTTTTAAATAAACTTGGCAATTTTACAAGATTAACAAATACATTTTCTCTTTGACAAAGCCAGTTTATCTTTACTTTAGTGTACCTAGTCATATTGTTTTGGTCAAAGTCAGGTTTAACTTCAAAGACTGTAATTACATCAGTTCCTCTAATTGTACCTATAAACTTATTTTGAGATTGACCTTTCATCAACTTATCCTTAGTGTTTAATGTTTCTACAAAAACACCTAAAGCTTTTTGTGTCCAATGAACTACAAAATCAGGAGTGTAAACTAATCCTCTTTGAATTGTTTCTTCTCCTTTAATCACTTTTACTTTTGTCTTTAGTTTCTTCTCTGTTATAAATTCTTTTGTAACAGGCTCAGACAAGTTGTAAGTAAACGGTTCGTATAAAACGTTACTTACATACCCAGCATTATAAAGGTCTACTAAAAACCAATAAAAATATAATTCTTCTTGTGACTGAAAATCTTCAGTCTTTGTTAATGGAAATAAATCGTTCATAATAAAAATCAAAGAGCAAAGGGAAAACCAATGCTCTTTATAACTTTAATGATTTGCAATAACTTTTTTTATAACTTCACTAAATCTTTCTTCATATTCTGTTGTACCATGTACTTGATTTAATTCATCAAACAACTTTTTTAAGAAAAATAAATTGTTTAACATTTCATAACCATGTATAGGTTTTAAATCAATACTTAGTACAGTAAAACATTCATCATTATATATACAATCCCAATTAATAATTTTATAATTTTTAGAATTGCAATATAAATTTAGTTCTTCTTCAATAATAAAATCAAACTCGTCTTTTAAAACTTCTCCAGGAACTTTAAACTTTACTTTTTTTTCGTGAATACCAAAATTACTAGGAAACTTAATTCTATTAAATTCTTCTATTATTCTTCCACGTTTCGTAACTGTTAACATTTTCTTCTATTTTATTAAATATTTTGTTTATTTTTTCTTCAAAAGGATCTAAAACTTCTAATTCAAACTTTAATTCAAATTTGTCTGCAATTTCATCTATTTGTTGTTTTAAACTTAACATATTTGATTTATAAAATTATCTTGATTTGGGTCAGGTATTATAATATCTCTTTCTGCAAAAGAATTTTGTAGTTTTTTATAAAACTCGTTAAATTCTTGTACATTCATATCAGAAGTTCTTTTTTGCTTTACTTCTAATACATTATGACCAAATAACATTTTACTTTCTAGCTTAATACTATCAGTTATACTTAACGCTAAAGCATGAGCAGTGTCTTTCTCTAACAACTCTCCGTTTTGTTCCTCTATACCTCTTATAATAGTTGGAATAGCAACTCCCCAATACCATCTATTTTGTCTATCACTACGTTTTTTTACAAATTTTTGAATTTTAACACTAACGTTTTTTCCTTCTAAACTTTGTATCTGTAGTTCTAATATTTCTCTATTGAAAAATACTATCTGTCCTTGTTCTATTTTACCTATATATTCCATAAAAATAAAAGGAGGCTATTAAACCTCCTTTTTATTTACATTATTGAATCAAATGGATCACTACTTTCTTTTGTTAGAAAGTCTTCTTTCTTTTCTTGTACTCCATGTAAGCTATCCCAATAAGATTTAGCATCGTCATATGCTTTTCTTCTTTTAGGGTTTAACGGTATGATTTTTTGAATATCATTCATACTCTTGTTAATAGTGTTATTAGGATGTTCAATAATACTAACTTTAGTAAAGTTCTTTAACAAAGGTTCTTTGCTATCTCTATCAATAATAAAAGCTTCTTCTAAAACTATTACAATTTTAACTTGCTTATTAGTCAAATCAGCACATAACTTTTGTCTGTTTGTTTTATAAGTTGGATAATCTGTAGCTTGAGTACTTTCACAAAGTCTTTTAAAGATTGAACCTTTAACTTCATTAGCCTTATCATTAAAAGTAGGGTGTGGTAACACTGCCTTGTATCTAATAATATCACCAGCATTTTCTGCTGATTTTGCTTTATTTTGACTTGCTGTTGTAAGCAATCTAAAAACAATGTCAAACATTTCTGCATCAGGTGTTTTACCAAATGCGCCTTGTTTATATTCTACACTTTCTATTACCGCTAACGCTATATCAGGGTGTTGTGCGTAACTTGGAGTTGACTTTAACTCTGCTTTTTGAACGAAATCGAATGCATCCATATTTACTAACTTTTAAATTTTACTATAAATAACTATCAATACTAGGTAACTCTTCATTAGTCTCAAAATACTTTTCACAACGCTCTTGAAATAAGTTTAAATCGTTTGGAATGTATTCAGGAGCTAATCCTAAAGGTGTTTTAGCAGAAACACTACTGTATTTAGAATTTTTATTTGTTAAAAATACATACTTAAACTGTGAGTCTTGTTCTTCAACAGTTGAGTATAATACATTTACAAATTCTTTTTCAATAGACTTTTTCCATCTATTACCCTGAACTACAGCATATCTTTCAGATACTCCTTCAGGTGTTTCAATTACTTGGTCAATAGAAATCATAGCTACATATTTATCTAAAGAAGACTTTGACTTCTTAAATACTTCAGATAATGTTTGATTGTATAAATTCCATTTGTCAAAACCACCTCCCGTAACACGTTCAGCATGTTCATCAATCATTTCTATCAAAGACGTTAAAGACTCAACTACTATGTGAGTTATTTTATCGCTTTTTAAAGCTTTGTCAAAAGCTTTTTCGAACTGTGGATAGTTATGTATCGCAAAGTTCATTTTAAAATCTTTACCCTCTCTAAAAGGCAACGTCTTTCTCTCTGTATTAAAGATAATTGTTGTCTCTTTGGGTAAATTTCTGATACTAGAGGATTTACCTGTACCAGAAGCTCCGAGAATTAGTGTGTTTGGCTTCATGTTAATTTAAAAATAAAAGTTGATAATTGTCGTTTTCTTGCGCGAATTTTAATTGTTCTTTTGTTTCTACTTTTTCTAAAAAACCTGTTTCTAAATGATACCATAAAGCAGATTTTAATAGTTTTTCTTCGTCGTTTAATGTTTCTATTCCTATTGTTAAAAGCTGCCTACAAACCTTTTCAAAGTCATCATCATTTTTAATAATGCTTTTTTTAATTATAAGTCTAAACATATTTTCTACCATACAAATGTAATTAATTTACAATAAAATTCATAACTTTTAGTCCTCTTTATTATTCAAAAACATAAAATAACCTTTAAGGTTTATCTCATGTTTTTGCTTTAATAATTTTCTAATAGAGTTCCAAAAAGCTTTAATTATAATTGTTATTATAACTGTTTTAATTTTAGTGGTTTTGGAAATCGTTTGCTGGATTTGCCAATATTTGGATCTTCGCATTTTCTTTAAAATCACTTATAAATTTAACGTACTTACTTACATAGTTTGCATAAACAGTTCCTACACCAGTACTTCTGCCCTTAGCAATAATAACTTCTACATCAGTTTCTAATTCAGGTATTCCTCTTTCTTGCATTTCATAATATGCGGGTCTATATGGAAATATTACCATATCTGCATCTTGTTCTATTGCGCCTGATTCACGTAAATCTGAAAGCATAGGTCTTTTGTTTGGTCTAGCGTTAACTTGACGGTTTAATTGACTTAATGCTATTACAACAATTTTTAACTCTGCTGCAACTTCTTTTAGTGATCTAGATATAGAAGCAATTTCTTGCTCTCTATTGCCTGATTTAGAAGTAAAAGATATTAACTGTAGATAATCAATAATAACTAGCTTAGAACCATGTCTAATGACTTGTTTTCTAATCTGATTGATAATTTTACCTAGCTTTCTTGAAGTGTCATCTATAAAGTAGTTTCTAGACTTAAATATGTCTACAGTTTTTTGAACTTGACTTTTATCAATATTGTCTAATGACTTATCTCTAAACTTATACATTTCAATACAACTAAATGAACTAACTAATCTTTTTGTTAATTCTAAATCTGTCATTTCTAAACTAAAGAATAAAGGATTTACTCCATCAAACATAATATTATTTTTAAATATTTCTAATGCAAATGCTGTTTTACCCATTGAAGGCGCTCCAGCTATAATTATTAGATTATTTAAATCAAATTGATAAATAAAATTATCTAAACAAGGTATTCCACTTCTAACTCCTAAAGAAACTTCGCTTTCTAAGTCATGAATAAAATTAATCATAGATTTCTCTACGTTAAAGTCTTCTACTTCTGCTAATTCTTGAATGTCTAATAAACTTTTATGAATAGATTGTATTATATCTATACCTTCATGGCTTTGATTACACATTTCGCTAATGCTTCTAGATAAAGTAGCTAATTCTCGTCTTTGTGTATAGCCGTTAAGTATATTAACGTAATCTTTAATGTTTTTATCAGTATCAGCTTTATCGCAAATCATTTCTAAATAATTAATTAGATTGATTTCGTTTTTTTGACTTGATAAAATAACATACTTTTTCTTAATCAACATATCAGTTACAGTAGTAATATCTATTTTAGATACTTTACTTAAATCGCATATTGCTGAATAAATTAATCTTGTTTCAGTAGTTGAAAAATCTTTTACAGAAACACTATCAGATAATAAATAATAAGTGTCGCCATAATTGACAAACGTTCCTAAAACAACTTCCTCTATTTCTACATTGGTCTGACCAATAAAATTAGGTAAGTTGTCAAAACTTAACTGTTCTCCCATAATAAATAATGAATTAAATAATCAAGGCACAAAGGGAAAACCAAACTAATGTTTGGCTCTCTTTATGTCTTTTAATAATATCAACTGTTTTTGAATTTTAACAGTTATGTTCTTTCTACAATTATGATAATAGCTATACATATAACTGTAATTGCTATTGTAGAAAGTAATAAAAATAACTTATTTCTAAATTTAATTAATTCCATTGAATACTTTTTGATGATAATGTTTCTAATGACACATAAATACCTTTATGTATCATTTGTTCTTTTGTTAAAAGCTCGTCTAAAAGATTAAGTCCATGGTTAGCAAGTAAAGGATTCATAAATAGCTTTTGCTTTGATATAGCTTCTGCTATAGAACAACTAGGCTCGTTTAAATCTTCTTTAGTTTCTAAGTAACTTTTTGCAAAACCAAAATTAGCTTTTTCTTTTTTAACATTTATTCCAGGAATGTAACTTACGTAAATTTGTCCGTAATTGTAACTATTTCCGAAATCAATAATGTAAATACCTTCTCCATGATTTATTAAACGAGCTTTATGTTCAACATAATTGTAAACTTGTTTTCTTACTTTCATGTTATCAGGACACAATATAATTATTTGTGTTTCTTTAACTTTTTTTACATCATATTCTTCTTCATAAGCATTCCAATCAAAGCCATAGTTTCTATTTATATTGCTAACAATAGTCATAGCTTTACTTTCTCCTATTTCATTATCGTTATAAAGCTGTCTAACTGTATTAGACTTGCTTATAATATCAGGGTCATAAACATTTACGTTTATTCCCTGACTGTTAATCACAAGTTCTTTATGTACTAAGTTTAATTTTGCTAAACCTTGTAAAACATAAGAACCTGTACCTCCAACACCTACTAAATCTATATTAATAGGTGATAAAGGATTAGATAGAAAACTTTTTATTAAGTGCATTTAGTACATCTTTAATTTTTTTACCGCTGTCAATATGATTTATATATTGATCTTTTTCTGCCATTTTATAAAAATCTAATGATTCTAATTTTTGTCCTGAAGTTAAATGATTATTAAATTTACTATTCCAAAATAAATTATGTAATTGTGTTTTTAACATTCTTAAACTTCTAAAAACATCATAATTTCCACCTTTCATAGAATTTCCCCAACATATCCTACCATCGTTATAAACATTAGGAGTAGCTAACCTATAAAGTTTAGTTTCTAAATGTCTAAATTTCTTGTAAGCATAGACATAAACGTCATTACCATCATATACCCAAAAAGTATTAGGACAATAATAAGTCAGATTTTTAGTACCAATTGAAATTATTCTTTTCTGAGGTTTATCTGTCCATGCTACCAATGTGTTGTCATCAGAGTTGTCTAACCAAAAAAAAGTATTAGGTTTACAATCTATATTTAATTTAGGAGTTTCAGCTTTATCAACAACAATGTCTTTTAAGAAATTAATTGTTTTTAAACTAGCAGGCTTACCTACTAGCATTTTACCATTTTTATCTATATCGCGTACTTCAACATAGTTTTCATTTGATTCATTGTTATAAAAAATCATTGTTTTTACTGGTAATAAATTCTGTATCGGTTTAAATACATCTTCTTTTAAATCTGCCATAAGTAATCTGTTAATTTTTTAATGTATTGAATTGTTTCAAAGTTTTTTGTTGTATTTACAATACCATCTAATGAGTAATCTTTTTTATAAACTAATCTTTGAAATTCATAATTACTGTAATAATCATTTAAATGAAGTTCATACTCTTGAAAAATTTCATCATCTAAAGGAAGTAAACACATATAAGCTTGAAAAGGAACTTGAGTGTCTTCATGTTCTACATTTTTTACATTTTCAACTAAATCATTAAAGCAAAAGTCATTACAACTGTAACTTTTATAATGATTAACCATATCTAAAATCTTCTTAATTTGTTTAGTATGATTAGGAATTTCCATTAGATAATCATAATGCCAATCATTTGTTCCAATTATAAATTCATCTCTACATTCTTGTAGTTTTAATTTAAAATTGTCTAAATAATTAGATTCTGTACAGTCAAAATCATTGTCTTCATTTTCTGAACTAAATATATACTCAAGAGTCATTAAAAAAGTATCATTATATTGAGCTGTTGGAAAATTATATTTAATAATTAAGCTTCCAACTGTATATCTTATTATCTTTTTAAGATATTCATCTTCAACTTTATCAATACAACTTAGAGTAAAACAATTTCCAACTTCTGGTTCTTCATAATATAAAATTATTGATTTACCATTAAAAGTAATATTGTCATATTCAAAATAAAGACTTTCAGCTTTTAATAAATCTTCCAAATTAGAATTAAGAAATTTTATTAATTCTGATTGATTTAGTTTTGAAATATATTCTAAATTAATATTAGTGTATTTATTTAAAATACTTAATAAGGATAAAAATACATTTTCAATTTTATCAATTTCATAATTTTCTAATACAGAAATTACAGGGGAAAACGTAAGGCTCCTTTCGGAACCTTTATACGTTTTTCTTCTTTTGATTCGTTCAAGACTCTTCGGCAAATCTTTGTATGTAACGCATTGTCCAACGTAACGATTGATTTCTTTTCTTTCTTGCATATGTTTAATACATTTTCGATTACCCTTTTAGGTAAAGATTCGTAAACTTTTTTAATAAAACTTTTCATCCTTTTGTTCCTATTTTAGTTTCAAATTTATATACAATTTTGTTTTTAACTACATTAGGTTCAGATAGATGAGCGTTTACTAATTCAGGATATGAATTTGCATAGAAATCTAAAACTTGTTTTAAAGTAAAGTTTGGATTAGGGTCTGCGAGTGTAAGTTCATTGAACTTAAATTCTCTTTCTAGTTTTTCTGTCTTAGTCATTAAAATTTAGTTTATTGTATCTGTCTTCCATCATTGATTCAATTTGCTCAGGACTTAATTGTTTAGCCTCAACTACTTTAGGTTGTGCTGGTGCTGTATAAGCTTGTTCTTGAAATAAACCAACACTTCTGTTGTTTTCATCAAGTTTAGACTTACAGGACTTAGCTAAAACGCTTGTAGGGTCAAGTTTAAATGCTGCATCAATTAATTTTTGAGCATCTTTGTAAGATTTTTCTTCAATTAATTTATCAAATCCTTCTAACTTCTTTTTCACCTTTTCATCAAGAGATTTTTTGTTTTTCTTTTTCTCTTCTTCCATCTTTGACTCTGCTTTCATTTTTTCTGTCGAATCAATAAAAGAGTTCATGTTTGTGGTTACTTCTGAAATTTTAGGAAATTGATTTTCTAAAGAATTACTTAACTCTTTTAATAAACTTTCGATTTCACTACTTGTTACAATAAATGGTACAATCAACTTCGCACTTTCGTCTGAAGTTTTTGGCTTTGGAAGTACTGAAACAGTAAACTCATTGCCAACTTTTTTAAATGCTACAACAATATCTATATTGTCTAGCTTTTCTAAAATTTGTTTAAATATCATAGTTTTAAATTTTAATTATCAAGTAACAACGGGAAAACCCATTGTTACTTTTGATAATTAAACGTAAACTAATCTAGAAATTTCTTGATATGCTTTACTGTCTAACTTTTGACCTGCGCCAATCATTTTACTTTCCATTAATTCTTTATTTCCTGGTAAATCTCTATTTGTATAAGAGGTTACTCCCGAAAATAATCCCCATAAAGTTTGACCTTTTTCAGCTGATTCTTCTGCAATTCTAATAGTTAAGTTTTTAGCTTTGTTAATAGCGTTTGTAGAATATTTATCACTAGCTTCTTGACTAGTCATTTCTACATTAACACCTGTTAAGCTTTGAATTAAACGCTTAATATCAGTAGGTTTAGCTTTGACTTCATTCATTTTCCTAAAGTTCTCATATAAGCTTAATTCTGACTCTTTAAAGTCATCAATACCAAACATAATAGCGTCTACTTTTTCACGCATAGTTTTAGTGTGTCTTACTTTGTGAGCTAAGTCTCTATAAGCTTTGTGAAAAATATTACTACAACTAATAGTTTTATTAGTCATTCCTAATCCTACACCTGAACTACCATCATGGCTGTTTGTTATAGTTATATACTTATCAATCTGATCTTTGTTAAGACCAATATTCTTAATAGAACCACTATCTATTTGCATAAATACTTTACGACCTTTTTGTAAAGAACCACCTTTTACAATATTTCCACCTAATTTTGTAGCAATTTCGTGAGTTAATTCTGCTAAATCCCAATTTTGAAAAATTTCATAACCGTCTTTACAAGTCATAAATTCTAAATCATTATCACCTCTACGAATAGATAGATAATCTGATACAATTCCTTCTCTAGTAAAAAGATTTTCTTTTTTAACTTCCCAAAAAAGGTTGTGTTGTTCTAACAAATTCATTACCATTTGTCCTTTGTTTTCAACTTCGTTAATTTCTTTTTCCATAATAAATTAAATTAAATAACCAAAACACAAAGGGAGAATGTGTTTTGGCATAGCTTTAAATGTTAACTTAACATAGCAACTATTATCATTACAAACATAAAAGACAATACAAATGCAATTGCAAAATTGTTTAATTTGTGATTTACTTTTTTACTATTTTTCATGTGTAATTAAACTAATTCTTTAGTTTTTTTATTAAATTTTAATTCTTTCAGAATTTCTCCATCAAGACTAAATTTAAAAATAATTTGATTATCAACTTCTCTTCTAGTTGTACATATTTGTGCAATTTCGTGAGAGTTTTTTGCACTTGTACCTACCATAATAGTTTGTGTACTTGTGTCTTTTGCTCCAAAAGATTTATCTGACTTGTAAATACAAGCTTCTACTTTTGTCCAAATTGGGTAACTTCTACTTGCCATAATTAAAATATATATCTGATTTTATTCCATTTAATAATACTATCATGAAGTTTGATAAAAGATTGAATATAATCACGTTTTAAATTGTGCTCATATCTAATATTTGTACCTCCATAGCTAGAAACTTTGCTTTCTTGGTTTTCTGGTGTCCATAACAAACTTTCTCCTTTTTTGTCGTTTTTAACATTTTGATAATGTTTTTTTTCGTTGTGTGTTAAAAATATTACTTCGCATTTTACTTGGTCTTTGTAATCTATATAATCATTACAAAGTTGAAATAAATACTTATAGTCTTCTAACCAATCAGGATAAACAACAACAGGACTAAAGTTTAAATGAACATCATATCCCGCATCAATAAAAGCATTTACAGCTTTTATTCTATCAATTATTTTAGGTGTGCCAGGCTCAAGATAATTTGAAATCTTTTGTGGCATTAAACTAAATCTAATTCTTACTTTACCATTTGGGTTATATTTAATAAACTCAATAGGTATAATTTTAGTAGCTAAAGTAGCCATAGCTATAGGATGATTTTTAAAGAAGTCAAAAATCTTTTCCCAATCGTGATACTTTCTATGCAAAGCAAAATCCTCATTGCAAGCTATATCGTATGTCATATAGCTTTCATGAGTTTGATTAGGCTTGTTTGCATTAGCTACAAAATAAGAATGACTGTTAATTTCACTTAAAATTTGATTAACGTTTTTAGAAATAGTTAAACCTTTTTCTAAATGACGCTTCATGTAACAATAAGTACAATCTAATAAACAACCATAACCAAAAGAAGGAGTAATGTAATCACTACTCCTTCCTGATTCTCTTATTGTCATAGTTTTTCTGTCTACATAATTGACTATCATTAAGGAAATGTATAACCTAAAGCTTTTCTAATCTTTTTTGTTAAAGATTTTCTATTGCTAGGAAAGTAACCATTTAATCTATCTTGAACCCAAGCACCTGATTTACAAAGACAATCTGAAAATTTTTCAACATCGTTTCGAAAATGATAAATAGCAGTTTCTGGGTTTTTTTCAATATAACGGTTAGTGTCTTCTACGATCATTCCCCAAAGCTTATCAAAGCGTTCTTCGTGCTTTTTCATTTTTTTTATGTAAGTTTCTTTTCTCATGACTTATTAATTTTAGATAAAACAAATTCATTATAACCTATATCAAAGAAAACTTTATCATATTTACGCAAAGCAGTTCCATACTGATTAAGGTATTTAAAATAAAATCTAGGAACACCTCCAATTATCCATTCTCCACTATCTTGAGCTGGTGAAATAGAATTTAAATGTTCTTCATACTGTTTTTTTGTTGGCTTTTTCATATCCCTGTCATTAATAAATGATTTTTATAATCTCTGTGTTCTTTTTGTTCGATTAATTCATTTATTGTATCTCTACAAACATGAATACCTTTATTCTGAAAGTGTTCAAGATATTTTAGTACTCTATCTTCAAATATTTCTATTGCTTGTTCATAACGCTTCTGAGAGCGTCTTTTACAAGGCAATAAAGTATCTCCAAATCCTGTAAAAGCAGTAAAGCTTTCCATTCTTCCATCAGAAGACCTTTCAACGGGAACTCCTGTGATTCTATAGCCAGTTTCTCTAAATTCTCCTGTAGCCCAATTATGAGATTCACTAGGTTTTAAGTAACTAATACTAAATTTAATTTTTACAGACGGCTTGTCTGTATCAACATACATTTTGTAATTTTCCATAATTTATTTTTTAAAGTTAAACATCAAGGCACAACGGGTAATCCCATTGCGCCTTGACTGAACTTTAAAAAACTACTAATGCTTAACTAGTAATATTTTTAACAAATTGTAATTGCAACCTCGTACCTCGGCAGTCGCTCAAGCTCAATTACAAATATTTTGTATGCAATTTACCCCTCAATCTCTTTTACCATTTGTATAAAGTCATCAGCATTATACTTCTGTGCCATTCTCCAAAGT